AGCGATCTCGTCAAGCCATTGTTGTAGTTTGTCTGCGTTACCATCCACGAACTTAGCGATCGCCTCTCTAGCGAGTGCTGTGGACTTATTAGGCGTACCTACAGTACGACCGCCTGTCTTATTTCTAGTTTTTTCTATTTTAGATTCCATACCTTTACCAAGTGGTTGATTAAGATAGGTTAATTCTACTACTATTTGACTTCTTTATCCAAGTCTTTAAGTTTATTGGCGATTAGCTTTCTACGGTCTAGACGCTGTTGCTGGTTCTTTTCTAGCGTAGATTGTTTATGCTCACGCAATAAAGCGTTACCTTTAGGGTATTTATGGTTCATGTGTTGCATTACATATCCTTCATTGCGTCAGAAATCATCTGTCTGCGTGGCTTTGCAGTCTTAGCAGATTCTTTAAAGTCTTGAGCGGTTGGGGCATTTTTGCTACCAACCTTGTTCATTTTCTCGCCCGAACCATGCTTGATTCGCTCCTGCTTGGCATGAATATTGGCGTAAAGTCCGTTTTTCACGCTTTTTCTTCCACATACTTAGCGTAAGCATCTTCTAACTTGGCTTTGCGTTCACCTTTGGCGTTTTCACGCTCAACATTAAGAGCAATAGCAAGTGCCTGTTTTTTAGAACGCCCCGATTTCACCTCGGCTTTAATGTTAGCCCCTACAGATTCTTTGCTTCCGCTTTTGTTAAGTGGCATTTTTGGTATATCTCCGCAATTTTTGTTAAAAATTCATCTAAAGATTTGTCCATTTTCATGGTGTTACAAACGCCACAACAAGGAACGCAGTTATCTATATTATAGCCAATTTTAGTGTTAATTCGATCAATTCCATTTAATTTTATTTTTTTTGAATTTTTTACTTGACTGTATTTTTGGTATGGTTCTGCACCGCAATAATGACAATCTTTAATGGCAATTTTTTTATATTGTTCATAAGTTAAATTAAAATTTTTATTGCGTTTTTTTGCTTGACCTTTAGTAAACCGATATTGTTCTTCAATAGCTGATTCAGGATTCAGTTTAATCATTCCCTTTTTTCTAAGTTCAGCTATGTAACACCCACAACTTTTAGTCTGTCCGCCAGTCAGATTTGCAGTAGAAATTTGAAATTCTTTGCCACAATCGCATACTACATTCCAAATAGCCCTTTTTTGCTTAGATGGCTGTATGTGAGAGTGGCTGTAATTTAATACAGTTAATCTGTAAAATTTTTTACCAGCTAATTCTAATCTTTTCATGCTTAGATTTTAACCTAAAACATGAATTTAATCTAAAACATTAACCTTTAAATTTTAGTAAATAGATGGTAGTGTCAATTTCTTGGGCGATATTGTCAATCAATTGCACAATCTCTGAATCTTGTGGCAAGTCTTGGCGAGCATCTTTTACAAACGCTTGTAAGGATTGTAGGTATGCCAACGGTTCTTTTGGCTGGTGATATGTGCTAGGAAACTGGGTAATTTGACCGTATATACCAAAGTACGCTTCGGCAAGCTGATCGGTCAGATCGATAATATTTTCATAAAACTTGCCGAGCGTCTTGTGTTTAGCGTAGGACTTTGTAGCCCAATGGAAAAAATGAGTATTTGTACCCGAATGTAGCAATGTTGCTAAAAATAATGCCATTGATTTTTCCATGAAACGCTCCTTTTAGTGTATTTTATAACACTTTTTTAATTATTCCTAACGCTCTTATTGCCGCATCAACACTATCTACACGGCTAACTGCACCGCCTTTCCACTTGCCCATAAAGTCTAATTGGTCAGGTGTGAATTTGGCTTTTGAATCTTTTTTGATTTCCATAAGAAGTGTTTCGCCAGCATAACCAACAAGCAGGTCAGGGCAACCATGTTTCATTGCGGCAAGTGACACCACAGTAGCACCAGCTTGTCTTAATGCCGCCACTATTTCTTTATGGTTACTATCAATTCGTGCGTATGTCATTGATTTTCAATTAAAATAGATTAGTATCAGCTAACTTTACCATTATAAAGGTTATAAATGGGCGGCTATTATCTAACGGATGAACAATTTATAGATGAATGGAACAAGATAGGTTCTCCATTATCTTTTGCAAAAATTCATGCAATGTCTGAAAGAGCAGTATATAACCGCAGACGATCAATAGAAACAAGACTTCAAGTATCCCTTCCTAGCTTTAACGACCAAAGAATAAACGATTACAAAAAAACAGAACAAACAGTAGGGAATACCCGTAGGGGTATGGATTTAGAAAAAGGTCGCATTATTGTATTTTCTGACGCTCATTTTTGGCCTGACCAAACCACTACAGCGTTTAAAGCGTTGTTAGAAATGATTAAAGAATACAAACCGACTGCCATTGTTTGTAACGGTGACGCATTAGATGGGGCATCTATTAGCAGATTTCCAAGACAGGATTGGGACAAAATACCAACGGTTAAAGAAGAACTTGAAGCCTGTCAATACTTTTTAGGTGAAATTGAAGCTGTAGCTAAAAGTGCTAAGTTGTATTGGCCGTTGGGTAATCATGATGCTAGGCTGGAAATGCGGATCATAGAGAACCTTCCAGCCTTTGAGGGTATGAGGGGTACAACTTTAAAAGAGTATTTCCCTGCGTGGCTTCCTTGCTGGTCATTTTGGGTAAATGAAGATACTTGTATTAAACACCGTTGGAAAGGTGGCTGGACAGGTGGTAGAAACAATACCCTTAATTCAGGGGTAAATATGATTACAGGGCATACCCATGTGCTTTCAACAATACCATTTAATGACTACAACGGTACACGCTGGGGCGTTCAAACAGGCACTTTAGCCGATATTTACGGACAACAATTTTCCTATGCGGAAGACCAAAGCCGTGATTGGAATAGCGGTTTTGTCATGCTTTCCTTTGAAAGAAGCCGTCTTTTACAGCCTGAAATGATTAGGGTTTGGGGTGAAGATGAAGTTGAGTTTCGTGGGAAAATACACGGTGTATGAAACTGAATCCCGAAGTTATCCGTAATGCGTATGCCAGCCTAAGCTGTCTTTATCCATTTACAAAATGGAAAATGCCTTTACCTGAAGAAGTAGAATTTTTAATTGTTCCCGATAAAGATGCAATGGGAACTTACACATACGATACAGGCGGTGACTATGAACACTCTATTACGATTTCTTCTGCTCGCTGTGGGCATTATTACACTATGCTCACAACTTTGGCACATGAGATGGTTCACATGAGTTTTCACCGTTTAAAGGGTGACAAATGGTTACATCATTCCGCAGAGTTTCGTAGGCGGTGCAAGATTGTAGCGTTTGAAATGGGTTTTGACGGATTGGAACTTTGAGCCGCAAATCTAAGAAATACGGCTCAAGGTTGCAAAAGGTTGCAAAAGGTAACCTTTACTTACCAAACTTGTAAAAGTCTTTCATAGTAGACAACACGCAGTTATACCAAAACTCATACGCTTGCTTGGTGCGGTCTGCCAATTCTTCATACTTTTTAATCTGCTCATCAAATGTAAACATAGCAATCTCCTATTAAATGTTGCATTGCACCATTTTACATTATTTAGCCATGATGTAAAGACCGACATTAGAAAATGCGTAACCTGTATATACAACTGCCATAGGCATATTGCCCTTAAATCCTTGTTCTAGCCCAATGTATAGGTAGATCAGACCAGTAAGAATGATTAACCAGCTACTCACTTGATAAGACTTTCCGTTTTCTCCAAAAGCTGTTCTTCCGTGATTCCGTATTCTTGCTCGAAGCGTTTGCGACCCATTCCGTGAATACTGGTATTTGATCCTCGATGGTGATACGGGCATAAGCCAATGACGGGTGCTTTAGAGCGAGGGATATTACCTCGTCTAATGTGATGTAATTCGCAGGGTGTTGGCGTTTCAGCAAGCTGGAGATGCCTACATAATGAGCATCCCAATTCACTAATTTTGCGATACTTTTCTTTCTCAAGTTTATTGGCCATTAATGTGGTCTACGGTCAACTGTTCCAGCTTTTCAGCAGATTCAGCAATGTCTACGCTAATTTCAAGCATTTGGGTATAGTCTTTGCGGTTTAAGGCATCGTCATACATTTTGCAAAATAGCTTAAGAATTAAAAATTCTTCGGTGAGTTTTAACATTATTTTAATATCCGATCTTGTGTGCGGTTAGATACTTCTAAAGTCTGCCATGTAGCGTGTCTAAGTCTTGCGGCTTCTAGTTCCCACTTTAGCTTTTCTGCGTTTTCTGTAGCCGTGCCAATAGAATTGCATAAGTCTTGGTATTCTTGGCTGGCGTAGGCTTCACGCTCCTGTGCTCCAATAGTTTGTTCGCCTGACTTTTTCATCATTATAGATTTTAATGAACTTTTAAAAGTTTCTAGCTGGGCTAATTCACCTTTAGCTTGTGCGTACTTACCTGCGTTTTCAAGTATGAAGTCTATGCACTTATTGGGGTCTATTTCTCTCATTTTCCTAATCTTTTCTTTATCAGCATCTTCATGCGTTCTTCTTTATCAGGGTACTGGGCCAACAATCTAACAACTTCAGGCCATCCCCTGCGTTTTGCTACTGCTATATACCATTCAACCAAATAATTATCAGAGTTGTTCTTCAAGTTGCTTTATTTTCTGACTAATTCTTGCCCGTAATTGTTGCCAACCTTCACCAGCATAGGGAGTTACCCCTACTTCTTGTGCTTTTCTAAGTGTAAGTTCTTCTGTAGCGTAAAACGGCAATTCAGGTTTCTTGAGTGGTTCAATGTCAAGTTCGTCATCATATCGCCCAGCCCGTAACCAGCTTGCAGGATATGGTATGTAGTCTTTAGCGGTTTCCTTGATCTTCCAGTATTTAAGATGCTGTGGCAAGGCTTCTATGGCTTTTTCTTGCTCATCGGTAGTCATAGACTTCCAAGCCTTTTCAGCGTCTTTACGAGCCATTTTACGGGGATATAAGCCATAAAAAACAGCAAAGGTCATTGTATTTTTCCGTAGATTTTTAAAGTCAATTTAAGAATGTATTGAATGTCGTTTAAAGATAACTGACCTAACAACTGCAATATCTTCATTACAGCAATGTCGTTATCTAGCGGCTGAGGTTTAATTAAAGTTTCTATCATGCTCTAATTCCATAACTTGTTCCCGTAGTGCCGCAGATTCTAGTTCAAGCATTTTATTTTTTGCTTCGAGTTCGGTTAATCTTAGGCTTATTTGATGCAAGATTTCCTGTAAATAAGGGTTCATTTATTTTCTTTCTTTTAGTAGGTTTTGAAACTTCTTCAGGTCTAATTGCGTACTCATCAATTGCTTTGGTAAGCAAAGCGACAGTACCCCATTGGACAAGGACTTCGAGTCCCTTTTTGTCAAAGATAACTTCAGCATTGGCCGATCCATCTTTATTCTCTTTCAATATCTTTACTTGTATCTTCATTGTTTGCAAACTTTAAAATAGGTTTATCAAGTGCCAGTTTAGCTAGTTCAATGTATCTATCAACTTCAAGTCTATCTTCGCCACCAATAGCCGCTTTACTGTGTGCAATTGGTTTACCCATGTTGTCGTAATAGACTTCACGGACTTCAAAGTAATCCTCGTATGGATTACTCATATTTACTAATCGTAAGTTCCAAGTCATTGTTTCACCCAATAAAGAATTACAAACAAAATAAACATCACCACACCAAGTATGGCAAAGATTCCAACAGAGAAAATCAACATCAAATTTTCAATCATGCTGAAAGTATATGTTAAGTTGTCTTAATGTTGTTTTATTATTTATAGGTGTTTTCCCTAAGTGTTGTTTTTTAGCTATAGGTGTCCCAAAGGTGATAGCACCCCATCCATTCAGGATGTGTCCCGAACTAATGCTCCCGAAGGTAGTGTTCATTCGATTACAAGGTTGTCTGTCACCATTGTCCTTGTATCTTGTGTAGTCGCCACTCAACGCTACGGGGCTTGCTGTCAGGTGTAAACCAGCCCATGTTCTATTCCACGCCACCCATCTAAGTGCTTAATATCGTTTGGAGTACGGCAGAAATAGAAAAACCCCTTAAGGTAGCTCTAAGTTGATCCCACTTGCTAAAAGGTTCGACAACTTTTAGTAAATGCTCAAAGCTACCCTAAAGGGTCTAGTCGATTTTGATGATGCAGGGATCAATCTGCCCTGTCAGTATAACCCAAGTCTTTCAAAATTAAAATCCCCGTGAAAGCCAAAAGTCTTAATATTGGACAATTCACGCTCAAAACTAAAATATCTAGCCAATTCTTCAGGGGCAAATTTAATACCCTGATTTTCAAGAAAAATTCTGTTTAAGTGGCAAATTTGGTCATCTTCATTGTGATCTGTATATACAAAATCAGGGCTGGCGGTTAGTTCACAAAGCCGCTTTGAGCGTAGGCTAAAGCCACCATTACCTACCCGTCTACCCATAGGATGCCACGGCCATACTGCCCCAATGTAGTCATAATCTAAAAATTGGTCATTCCAAGCGTCAGGGTTAATAATGTACCCATCCCATTGAACTATTAAAACAAAGTCCGTATGGATATACTTATTTAATTCTTGGATGATAAATTTGCTATATGCTTGGCGGCTATTGATTTGGGGGTCATTTATAAAAACTTCACCGCCAAAATTAAAGTATTCCTTGCACCTGTCCATTGCTTTTTGGGCTTTGTCAGGCTGTGCCGAATCAATACAGCACAGGGTAATTTTATTCAATCTCAGGCCATATCATTTTGTAAGATAGCGGAAATAAGGACTTTCTTGACCATAATCCGTGGCTTTGTTTTTCTAGCGTAGCGGCTAGAATTACCAGTTTGTCATACGGAATTACCCCGTTTTGCCACATAGATACCGCTGGAACGCTTACTCCTACTAGGTTTGCTACTTTTGTAGGCCCACCCAATAGGGCAATCATTGCTCTTGTTGAAGTTTTTTCCATTCAGCTATCTTAACAAATAAACAACAAATTTACAAATAAAGTGTTGACATTGTATTTAAGCTGGCTTAATATGGTCTTACGGTATGTGCCGTGTTAATAGGAGAACTCGTATGAGTGAGCAAGATCAAGACTTTCACAGCTTCCAACAACATTTGGAAC